AAGCTACTTGAAGCAAAAGATGCATTTGTACGCCAAGCTTTAAGTAAATAATCATTTATAGAAATGAAGCGTCCTAATGGGCGCTTTTTTAATGCCTGAAGCTAAGCAGAGGGTTCAACAATTAAACCCGCTAAGCGGTATCTCTAGGAGATTTTTAAATGCCAGACGAAATCAAAGTTGATTTGGAAAATCCTGAAATTAAAGCAGCTATTCAAGACGCCGTTGATGAAGCTGTTAAAGGTCTTAAAGATAAGAACGCTGAACTTATCAAAGATAAAAAAGAGTTGAAAGATGAACTAGGTTCATTGAAATCAAAGGTTGAGGGTTTAGATCTGGATGCAATCAAGGTCCTGCTTGATAAATCAAATCAGGATGAAGAATCCAAACTTATTGCAGAAGGCAAGATTGAAGAAGTTATTCAGAAACGCACTGAGAAGATGCGTGAAGAGCATGACAAGGTTCTTAAGGCAGAGAAAGAACGGGCAGATAAAGCTGAAGCTTATGCCGAGAAATTCAAGAAATCAGTAGTGCAAAGCCAAATTGTTCAGGCTGCTATTGAACTTGAAGCACTGCCAGAAGCGACCCCTGATATCGCCTTTTTAGCTCAGACAAAGTTTGCATTAGATGAAAACGGCAAAGCTGTGGCAGTTGATGAAAACGGGGATGTGGTCATTGGTAAAGACGGTCAGACACCGATGACCCCAAAAGAATGGGTTGAATCTCTACGCGAGCAAAAACCGTATTACTGGCCTAAACCTAATGGCATGGGCGCACCTGGTAGCAACAATTCAAAAGGTCAGCCAGACATTCTCAAAGCCGATGGCTCGGTAAATATGACCAAATTGGCGCAATTACGAAATGAAAATCCGCAACTAGCTAAAGAGCTAGCGGCAAAACACGGTATTAAACTTTAAGGAGTAAAGCCTAATGGGCGACACAAAAATTGCTGATGTAATCGTACCCGAGTTATTCACTCCGTACGTATTAAATAAAACTGCCGAAAAGTCTGCATTATGGCAGTCAGGCATTGTTGGGGAGCTAGATGAAAAAGTTGCTTTTGGTACAGAAGGCGGTACTACAGTAAATATTCCTTTCTGGAATGATTTAAGCGGTGAGTCAGAAGTACTTTCAGATTCAAAACCTTTATCTGTAAATAACATCACTTCAGGCAAGGACATTGCGATTCTTCATGCACGTGGTAAAGCATGGGGCGCTAATGATTTGGCTAAAGCATTATCTGGTGACGATCCACTTGGTGCGGTTGGTGATCTGGTCGCAGATTACTGGTCGCGTGAATTTCAGGGGTTTACCGTAAATACACTTAAAGGTGTATTTGGGTCTGCAAGCATGGCAGGTAATACCCATGATATTTCGGCTGGAACTGGAGCTGCAGCTGTAATTGATGGCGTATCTTTTGTTGATGCTTCTTATAAGTTGGGTGATGCCGTAGATAAATTAACGGCTATTGCAATGCACTCGGCAACCATGGCGGCTTTAGCTAAGCAAGGCTTAATCGAAACTGTTCGAGATGCTGATGGTGTGGTTCTCTACAAAACCTTTATGGACCGTCGTGTGATTGTTGATGATGGTATGCCCGTTGAAGGTGATGTCTTTACCTCATTCTTGTTTGGCCAAGGTGCGATTGGTTTCCAAGATATTGGCGCACCAGTTGGTGTAGAGACTGACCGTGACAGTTTAGCGGGTACTGACATTCTTATTAACCGCCGTCACTTTGTGCTACATCCTCGTGGCATTAAATGGGCAGGTGATACAGGTATTGCACCTAATAATGCCGGTCTTGCTACAGCCGGTAACTGGGAACGTGTCTACGATCCTAAACAGATCCGTATTGTAGCATTCAAGCACAAGATCAAATAACAAAAAGGCGGGTAATACCGCCTTATCTTTTTGGAGATCCACATATGGGACTTTCATCATTTAACCGTGCACGGGAAAGACAACAAATGACAGAAACAAAAATTGCTGAACTCGAAGAACAACTGGCAACAGTAAAGGGCGAATTTATTGCCTTTCAAAATGATACCGAAGCAATGAAAGCACGTATTGCTGAACTTGAATCAGGTGAAGGTGGTCAAACACCTGAAGATGACCAAAAACCAAGTGATACTCAACCACAACCAATTAACTATGCTGGTCTAAAAGTAGATGAGCTTCGAGCTGTACTAACTGAAAAAGGCATTGCATTTGAAGCAGGTGCTAAAAAAGATGAACTTTTAGCATTAATTCCAAAGGAATAATTCATGAGCTTTATCACTGAACAAGAAGCAATTGAACGTGTAGCAGGCTTTGATGCTTTATCTGCCAGTGATAAAGCTGACTATCTTGAAAAGTCAGAAGCTTACTTATTGGCGCGTAACGTCAAGCCTTATGAAGATGTGACAACAGTCCCTAAGGCCCTCAAAACGGCTTCCTATGAAGTCTTAAAAGGCATCATGAGGGGTGAAATATATCAAGGACAGGAACAAGCATTAAAGCGAAAGAAAGTAAAAGCAGATACGGTTGAAACAGAAAAGGAGTATCAGGACGGATCAGTAAAACTTAGTGCATCCGAGCAGTACATTCTTGATTTGATCAAGCCATATTGCAAACGAAAAGCTGTATTTTTTGTCAGGAAAATTTAAATGGGCTTACGTGACGAAATTCAGGCAGATATTGCCGAAGCATTTAATGATGATTTAGCGGACGCCGTTCATACCTTTACATGTGAGCGGATCTCAAAAACTAATTGGGATCCTAAAACTGAAACATATGTTGAAGTTAAAGAAAACTATTCTGGCCGAGGTGTACTTTTTGGCTCATACAGTCAATATGAGATTGAGACGCTTGGAGTGCTGGCTACTGATAAAAAAGCAACTGTGCTGCAAAATGAAGTATCCATGACTCCAAAAATTGACGATGAATGGCTAACAGCTTTAGGCTCATTTCGAGTTATCCATATTCAACAAGATCCAGCCAGTACAATCTGGAAATGTCAGCTTCGAAAAGTGTAGGGGCTAAAATGGTTAATCCTGATTATGTTCCTGAATGGTATATCTCGCCTTTTCAACATGTGCAGTACACGCTTGCTCGAAATCAACTACACATGGATTTGTTATTTGAAGATATGGATAAGGCCGATCAATTTTTGGATATGGGAGCGGATGCGCAAGTTAGTACTTTTTCTGATGGTGCATATGCAATCGTCCAAATTGGTGATACGGCGGATAAAGACCGAATTCAAGTTTATGGATTGCTTTTACATGAAGCTGTTCATATCTGGCAAATAGTAAAACGGAGAATGGGTGAACGAGAGCCTAGTGTGGAATTTGAAGCTTATTCAATTCAGGCAATCGCTCAAGAACTTTTCGAAATGTACGAAGCAAGCGAGGTGAGCAATGGGATGGAAGGGGAAAAAGCCGTCTAGTTTTAGTCTTGATGTGTCTAAAGCAGCAGAAGACCATGTGAAGCATATTGTTATGGATACTGTGCAATCTTTAGTTAATTTAAGTCCCGTCGATACTGGTGCATACCGTGCTTCACATATGGTTTCGGTTGGATCTGGTGACTATGGCATACGTGGACCTGAAACAAATGCTATTCAGGATGCAGCTATTCAAGCCGTGAAGTTTAAGTTGGGCAATTTAGTTTATATCCAGAACAACCAGCCTTATGCAGAGCGCTTAGAAAATGGGTGGTCTGATCAAGCACCACAAGGAATTTACAACACCACCTTTACCTTTATTTCTCAGAAGTATGGCGGCTAAAATGGCAATGACTTTAGAGCAGACAAGGCAAGCTATTATCGATCGTATGCAAGCTTTTACCGGTATTACGCAAGACAGAATCCAGTATCCAAATTTACCAGGCTTTAATGTACCTAAAGATGGTGTTTGGTGCTGCTTAACGATTGCAGGTGGTCCCAGTTTTACTTCTGGCATTGCAGATAAGCCATGTACTCGCCGTACCGGTAATGTCATGATTCAATGCTTTGCACGTCCCAATTCAGGAATAATTGAAATCACAAAATTGAGTGATGCATTACTTGCCCATTTTGAATATTTCACAATCGAACACTTAGAATGTTTGAATGGTCAATCCATCTATGCGGGTAAAGATGCTGATTTCATTCAGTATAATGTGAGCATTGGGTACAAGGTGAATTGATATGTCATGTATGCTGACTTTAGAAGAAATCGAAATTAAACGGCAAGAGCTGGAAAGACATCTTGAAGATGTTATGGCTGTTGAACTGAAGAAGTGGCAAAGCGAAAATAAGCTATGTGTTTCCGATGTGAATATACGCTTGGCTAATGTTGATTGTCTCGGAGGGCCTAAACATAACGTTGTTACTGGAGTAAGTGTTGATTTAGATTACAAACCTTAAATTACTTTAATTAAATGACCGCTAAGAAGCAGTTTTTTACGTCTTTCTACTACCACCTCATCGGTGGTTTTTTTATGTCTATAGGAATCACTTATGAGCAATTTTGTTTTTAAGCGTGGTGACACATTCAACTTGAACTTGCAGCTGGTTGATATGGATGAAACCCTGCAGTATCCACCGGATGATGTTCGCCGTGCAATTGATCTAACCGGTTACACCTTTACTTCACAGATTAAAGCTTTGGCTGATGGAGCAGCTGTAGCTACCTTGACTTGTGCTGCATTAAATCAAAGTACACAGAAGGGATGGCTGAATATTAAATCTAGTGCAAGCACTGCAACTTGGCCTTTAGGGCTGTGTCAGATGGATATTAAAGCTGTAGTTAGTGGTACTACGCAGCACACTGAAACTTTGACTTTCCAAGTGATTGACGGGGTAACAGCATAATGGCAAATCTTGTTTTTAAATTTAGTTGGGATCACCGGCCATTCCCGTATAACTCGGCTCAGGGAAAACGGCAATTCATGCTGCCATTCGCTTCAGGCATTCCTAATCTGGCACCAAACTTTTCGCAGGTCCAAGGTACTGCTGCAGTCTCTCAAGGTGGTACTGGGGCGACAACTGCACTAGATGCTCGAACTAACTTAGGGCTTGGTAGTGCCGCGACTAGAAATGTTGGTACTACAGCTGGTAATTTGATAGAAGT